CATCAGCAGCATCAACGCGCGCGCCGCGGAGCGAAACGCCAATGCCATCATGCAGCAAGGCCGTGCGGCTATCGCGCAATCCACGGCCGAGGCGGGCCAAGTCAAAGCTAGGCAGCGAGTGTCGGCCGCGGCCCGCGGCGTCGTCGTCGATCAAGGCAGTGCTCGCGACATCACTGACACCACAGAGATGGTCAAAGAGGTGCAGCGACTAGCAATCAACCGAGAGAGCGTCGCGCGCGCGGGGGCCGCCCGAATGCAGGGGACCAACCTGCGGAATCAAAGCATGCTGGCCAACGTGGGTGCGGGCAACCTGCGGCGATCCGCCAACCAGATCAGCTCAGCAACCGCCGGCGCTGCGCAGTTCGTCTCATCGACGGGTGGCGTTCTCAGAGACTACGCCGCCTACCGGAGCTTTATCACATGAGAGTCCCAAAGTTTGGGGCTGCACCAGCGACGTCGGGCGCAGCTCGACCGGTGGACGCAGCATCGATTCCAACGCCGCCAGCCATTCAGCAGGGCGAGCAGGTTGCGCAAGCCCTGGACAACTTTGGTCGCGGTATCGGCGCGCTGGGTCAGCAGGTGCAAGACGAGGTCGACCAGGCAGAAGTCCAAGCGGCGGCGAACCTATACGACGAATACACTCGCAACGTCTTAGATCCGACGAAGGGCTTCAGTAGCAAGGTTGGGCAAGACGCGCGTGACACCTACGAGGACACCGTCGCGCAGCTTGAAGACAAGCGCAAAGAGTTCGGCCAGCGATTGCAAAACGCTAGGCAGCGACGGCTGTATGAGCAGTACAGCATGAATCGTCGCGACCGAGCTCGCGGCTACGTAGACCGTCATGCGGCGCAGCAGGTGCGAGCCCTCAACATCGGCGAGGCCGAGGCCAAGGTTGCCGGCGCTGCACGAGACTACAGCGCAATCATCAGCGGAGAGTCTACGGTCGCAATTGATGCGGATGATGAGAGGCGCGCACTAGAGGAGTATCGGCAGAGTCTGCGGAATGTCGCCGACCTACGAGGTCTCGGCGAAGCGGCGACGGCTGAGTTCATGCGCACAGCAGAGTCGGCGCTGCTATTCAATGCGACGACTCTTTTGACGGAGAGAGCGACGACGCCAGATGAAGTCGAAGAAGCTCAAAGAGTTGTCGACGTATTCAAGTCGCGCATGACTCCGCAGCAGCTGGAAAAGCTCACCGAAGATTTGAAGGGCAAGCAGCAAACCATCGAACTGGTGGAGCGATCCAACCGAATCACCGGCGAGGTCAACGACTTATTCTCTGCCAGTGTCGTGGATGGTCCGGATACCCCGGAAGAGCGGACTGTGCGCTTTCGGCAAAGTCTTCAAGACTACATCGATCGGAGCAACTTAACTCCGGACGAGCAATCGTCAGTCTTGAAGTTCGGCGATGCGCTCATCCGGCGCATGCAGTCTGATAATTTGGAGCAAGGCGCTGCGGCATTTGAAAAGGCAAAGCGTGATCTCCAGACACAGATCGAAGCAGGCCAGTTTCCTATCTTGGAAAGGCTGCCCAACTACCTCGAGTTGCGTAAGTATGACCAGCTTGGGGCGGTGCAACAGCTCATCGATCGATTCAACAACCGACCCGCAGAGCCTTTGTCAACTGAGGCTTTCGATGTGCTGGAGCGTCTGTCGAATGGCGACACGGTCACGGTGCGCAACAAGGGCAGCTTCGCCTTCCGGACCATGAGTCGCGCAGATGCGACATCCTTGATGAACAGTCTGGGAGCGGTCGAAGGCAGCGAAGACTTCAAACGATACTACCGGGCATATCTCAAATCTCGCCGGCAAGGATTTGAAACTGACAAGCAGGCCAACGACGCAGCAGTCGATGCGCATATTGACGTCATTGCTCTTCGCTTGAATGTGGACCTGGAAACAATGCGAAGCCGCACCGGCGATCCGATGAAGAAGGCCGTGGCTCAGAGGCAGTATTTAAGACTGCTTCGAGATGTGCGCGACTATAGGCTTCTCAACAGCAACGGCATCGAGCTCAACGAAAACTCGACGCTCGAAGAATGGCTCAAGGCAACACCACAGATCGTTGACCTGTTTGGCATTCAGCAATCCGACGAGCTTCAGCCGCTTAGCGGCATAACTGAGCAGGGTCCCGACGAGTTCTTTGAAGAAGCCGACTACACATTCTTGACTCCGCGGAGCTTGAACGACGCTAAGCGACGCGAGTTCCCTGGAGTCGAAAACAAAGAGTCAGACTACGCGAAGAACTTCCAGCGAGTGAACGCGGCTGTGCGGCTGTTCTTGGGTGACTCTGATATGCGCTTTAACTTGAAGCAAGAGCTGCGCATTTTGAGGCAACTCAAAGACAACCCGCAACTTGCAAGACAGATGCGAATGACCGGCAATCGGAAAACACTTGGAGCATATCTCGACGAAGTGTCGGCGGATGCCTCCATGCTAGGAAGCCCGCCCGAGACGCCAGTTAGACTAGACCCGGTCACTCGAATGAGAACGAGCCTAGGCTTTTAATAATGAGCGATTCGCTGATTCCGCCGCTGTTCGATCGTTTGCCGCAGCGTCCACCGTCCCTGCGGACATCGGAGCCGTTTGCACCAACGACGGGCACGTTCTTTCCGGATCGCCGACCGGTCACGCCGAGGACCAAGGACGAGCTCGATCGTCAGTTTGTGCAATCGTTCAGCTTGGCGTCACGCCAAGACCCGCGCGTCCAAGCAGAGATTCGCAGGATCGGTGTCGACCTCAAAGAGTTCGGCATCCCACAGAATGAAGTCCGCAAGAACATCGACGAGTATCGGAAGATCGTTGAGCGTGTTCGATTAGACACGGAGAAGCTGCGGCTCAACTCTCCGGAGACTTATCGACTACTGACGGATCCGGTATACGCGCAAGTCGCGTGGGACTTGTCGGAGGAGTTGGGACTCTTCGAGGGCTTGTGGAACGACTACAGGCGCGGGTGGATGACCAACACGCTGGGCAAGATGGCGTCGGCGATTAGCTATCGCGACCTGACAGCGCAGGAATGGGAGAACATCGCCAAGTATCAGAAGAAGCTTGAGGATCTTGGTTCGGCCGACGTTGCTTTCTTGACGTCAGCACTGACGTTGACCGGACAGTTCACGGAGGGCGCGATCTCTGCGCTGCCATACGCTGTCGGTGGTGCCGCGACTGGAGCCGCGGTCGGCGCTCTGGGTGGCCCGGCCGTCATCGGGACAGCGCCCGCGGGCTTCTCTCTGGGCCTACGTGCGGGCTATGTCGCCAACAGCTATCAAGTCAACAGCGGCTTGGCGGCCATCAACATGCACGACCGCGGTCACGATCAGCGATCGATCCGCGGCAGCGCGATTGCGACTGGCATTGGCAACGCACTGCTCGACTACTTCGGCGCAAAGGCGGTGGCCGGCTTGGCGAACAAGACCAAGGTCGGCGAGCTCTTGCGGCAAGCAACAAGCCGGAATCCGCTGGACAAGGTCAGCATCGGCGACACGTTCCGCCAGGTCGCAGGAGATGTCGGTAAAGCTGTGCTGGCCGAGACTGCCACCGAGACAGCTCAAACCCTCAACGAAATGATCTTCGAGGAGGTGTCGCGCCGTCGGGGTTTTAAGGTGGGTCCGTTGATTGGCGACGAGCTGCCTCGCGTTCGGCCAACTTCGGCAGAGCTTGAGCAAGTGCAGGTTGGGCGTGGTAGCCGACTACAGGAGCTCCTTTACGACGAGAAAGGCCAGAAGGTTTCTTTGCTTGAGTTCTACGGTGGGGTGCTGGGTGATTTGGGGGACACGGCACTAGAGGTCGCACAGGGTATGGCGGTAATCGGCGGAGTCGGCGGTGGCGTGCGCGCCGCGCGTATCCGATCCCGCGAACGTCAGATTGTTGGCAGCACCCAAGAGTTCTTGTCGAAGATTGCCGAAGCCCCGGCCACGCTTGCCGAGCGCGAGCCGGAGCAGTTCCGGCGCTGGATGCAGGAGGTGGTGAAGGACACCGGTGCGCAAGTTGTCAAGATCCCGCTGTCGCAGATGCGCGAAAAGCTGCGGCTTGCTGACATCGATATGGGCGAGGCGCGCGAAGTGCTGCCCGAGATCGCAACTGCCGAAGAGCAGGCCAGAGACTTGGGCGATTCGGTGGACGTGGTGATCCCCATGGATCGCCTCAAGTCTGAAGTAGTCACTCGAGCTGGACTGTTCGAGGCGATCAAGCCGGCGCTGCGTTTGGACGACGACCCGCTGAGTTTTGAAGAGTTCCAGCAGCGCGAGGAGGAGGTGCGTCAAGCACGTCGAGAAGTGCGCAGGGCCGCGGAGGTCACCGAAGAAGCAGAAGGCTTCGGCGACGAAATGACTGCAGACGAGCGGGATGCCACCCAGCGCGTGATGGACGAGCACAACAAGCAGGCCGAAGAGGTCCGACGCGTGCGCCGCAGAATGAACGAGATGGTGCGCAACGCTGGTCTGTCAGGAGCGGAGGCGACGGCGGCGACCGAGACAGCTATGGGCATGCTGCACGCCGTCCACAAAGACATCGACACGGATCTCGATTTGCCCTTGGACCAGTGGTTCGACTCGATCGGCTTCGAGATCACGTCGGTGGTGAACGGACAAGTTCAAGCGCGATACACCGAGCCGGTGTCGCCGCAAGAGCCTGTCACCGCGGAAGAGCAACAAGCGCCACCCGTCAGCCCGCTTACTCAGGAGGCAGAAGATTTTATCGCCAAGGCTGAAGAGAACACCCCCGCTTTTGTGACCAACAATCTTAAGCGCATTGCCACCGAAAACGGCTTGACGGATTTGGAGTCAAAAACTCCACAACAGATTGTTGACGAACTCAAAGCCAAAAAAGATCAAGCCCAGCAACAGTCTCAATCAGACGTCAGAGATCTGGAGCAGACTGACGACATCCGCCGGGGCAGCGAGACGCTGGAGAAGTATGGGTTGGAGCCAGGCGGCAAGTACAAGGTGCGCGAAGTGGCAGCCGCGCTCGAGGCTCGGCAGCGCGAGCTCTACGGAGAGATCGGTCGCGAGCAGCGCGACGACCAGACGCGCGAAAACATTGCGCGCTGGATGGTAGCGGAGGTGCTGTTCGAGTTCGAGAACCCAGAGGACAGCGGGGTCGGCTGGTATTCGACCAAGTTCCAGAAGGCGCTAGACACTGCCGGCGACATGTTTGCCGAGCTCAAGACAGACAAGACGGCCCGCAACACATTCACCGCTCTCATCGCGATTACGTCTGACGGCCAGACTCCGCAGGGCAACTACGACCAAGCCGCAGACATCTACGGGCGCTACCGCGAGACTGGCGAGCTGACCGTTGAGCGGGGCACGGCGCGGCAAGCCTCTGTCGACACCAACCTCAAGGTGTTGGCGGACCTGTTTGACAGGCTCGGCGTCGAGGGCGCGCACGAGTTTTTGATGCAGGAGATGCCGATCACCGAGCTGCGCAAGCTGGCCGCGGAGCAGGGTCTTGAGTTCAAGAGCGCCTACCAGGTCCACATCAAGATGCCGCTCGCTGCGGTCATGTTTGGCCCCAAGCTCGGCGCGTTCTACGCGAACCTAATGGGTGCCTATGGCTACCTGACGATGGACCGGTGGTGGTCGCGCACGTTCAACCGCTACCGCGGCACGCTTGTGCAGGCTCCGACGCAGCAGGGTCTTAAGCGGTTCAAGCGGATGCTGCGCAAGCCGCGCATGTCAGACGACGAGGCCATTGCCGCGACTGTGCAGTACCGGAAGAGCTACGAAGCCAAGGGGTTCAAGCGAGGCACCGAGATCGAGAAGGCGGCCAACACCATCTACAAGATGGCGTTTGAAAACCTGGAAGACACTCCGTTTGGCGCTAAGGACCGGACGTTCATGCTGGACGCTACGGGGCAAGCCAAGGACATCCTGCGCGACGAGCACGGGCTCGACCTGTCGATCGCCGACATCCAAGCCATCCTGTGGTATTATGAGAAGAAGCTCTACGGCGAGCTCGGGTCGCGGCAGTCCGCGAAGATCAGCTATGAAGACGCAGCAAGAATCCACGCAGAGCGACGACAAGACGATGTTCGTGGGCGACCCGATGGAGAAGATCGCCCGTCTGCAGGACTCTCTGCTGAAGAGCTGGGAAGCCAGCCGTATGGAGGCGTCGCCCGACTCTCCGCTCAACCCGGCAGAGTCGCCGCGCCCGAAGGCACGACGTCGCCGACGCCAGTAGAGGGCGTGCGCAGAGAGCTCTACTCCGAAGAGCTAGAGCCGGAGATCTCCAAGGTTGCCGACGAAGATGCGCTGGTAGTTCTGCACCGCATCGAGCCGGACGAAATAGAAGGGGCTCTCGACTTGGGTGGCTTGGCTGTCCCCAGCTTGGGCATCACCAAGGCCGCCAAGCCGTACGATGGATTCGGCAGAGTTGTCCTGATTGGCACGGAGCAACTAGCTGATCCAGATCGCGGCAATCCGGTGTTCATGAACGACGCCTACTCGCAGGTGTTCCCGGAAACCTACCAGCCGATCAAGCCAGGAAAGGCCGAACGCATCCGCAAGCTAGGCGTTGCTCTAGGCGAGGCATCTGAGCAGATACAAGAGTATGGAGGATTTGGCGTCGGGCAATCGTTTATCGATCGCTCCATCGACGAAGATCGGCCGAACGATGCGATTGATGAGTATATGCGTGACAAGCCAGCCGCAGCACTGGTGTGGTTAGGAGAGACGTTCCCAGAGCAATACAACGCGTTGCGACCAGTGCCAGCGCCCTACTACCACCAGTTCGGCCACGATCCACAACTACAAGAGTGGTTCAAGCGCCGCATGACACTTGAAGAATCCATCGCTGATCCGATGGACAAGCTCATAAATGTTCAAAGCGGATCGGCTTTGCACGTCGAGATCTCCGCGGAGATTCTCGCAGCAGCACGTCGTGAACAGCAAAAGCTGCTCGACGCAGGGCTAAGGCCCACGGAGCCTTCAGTTAAAGATCTGGACGCCGAAAGGCTTGTCGACAGTCGAACAGGGCTCGTCTACTTGAGCGTTATTGATAGCGCACGATCGGATGCGGATAGGTTCTTTGGCCAAGTGTTCTTTTCATCGGGCGACGCGACTCAAATCCTCCAGCGCAACAAGCAAGCAATCGACGCGTGGCTCGACGGGATCTTGGAGGACGTAGCGCAAGAGCCGCAGATCTACGTTGGCAAGAAGCTCATGCCGCGCACGTTGGATAACGTCGTAGCGGCAATGACGCGATCTCTGACGATCACAAACAAGGAGGCCAATTTTGGGGACAGTTGGTCGTTTGGCAACGCTCGAGCTCAGTCCGGCAAGGCTCGCGATATGCGCGACGTGCTGGCTCAGCGCGATCGCATCGATGGCGAACTGGAGCAGCAGCAGTCCGACATGCTACGACCGGCCGTTGCTAAATGGCAGTCACAGATTAGGGGCAAGAATCGTGGCGATGGATTCCGCACAGACAGTCAGGCCATGCGTGTCTTGGGTGACATTGTCAAGCGCCGCAAGCCGACGGTTGCGCATGTCATAGCCGCGATGAAGAAGCACGGGCTGTCGGCTGAGCCCATCGCTTTGAGCGAAAAGGAACAGCGCATGCTTGCCGAGGGTGTTGGGGGCCAAGCCTTCAGCAATGTCCTTGCAGCTCAAACTGTGCCCGCCGAAGAGACGCTGAATACGGCGTTGGATTTAGGCAAGCGCATGCGGTCAATGGCCACCAAGTATCTAGAGGGCAAGCCGCAGCGTGCCGTGCGATTCCAAGAGTTCCGCGGCGCAATCTTGCCGAGGTCTACCTACGACAGGAATGAAGAGCAGATGCGGTCGCTTGGCGAGAGACTGGAGCGACGAGGCGTAAAGGTTGTTTACGACGACGACGCCAATATTCTCAACGTCGCCAAGCAGCTAGAAAAAGACCTGGGTCTGCGAGACGGAGACCGCATTCTTTTCGACGAGGAGCAGCAGAACAGCGACGAGCGCAAGCGGACGCGCCGCGGGCGATACGTTCGCCGGCAAACTGGTCGTCGGATTACGCGCACCATTGAGATGATGAAGGACGCGAACGCCAGCACGATCTACCACGAGCTGGCCCACGTCTTCTTCGATCTACGGCTCGACGCTCTCGACAGACAAGCGGCGAATCCGGAGGGTCCGCAGTCGCCCGTCCTGCAGGAAACCATGTTGGCGTTCTTCGAGGCCATGGGTGTTGGCCCAGAAGATGGAACGCTAGAGCAAAGGCGCGAGGCTTGGAACGCTCTGTCCGAGCAGGAGCAGGAGCCGTTCCACGAGGCGATCGCTCGCAACTTTGAGATTTATCTCGGCGACGGCGTTGCACCGACGCGCCGTCAGAAGCGACTGTTCCAACGCATCCGGGTGTTCATGACGCAGGTCTATGAGAACATCGCGATGCGGGTCAACGACATCTATCGCAAGCTCTACGGGCGCGAGCTGTTCAAGATTAACGCCAAGGTGCGCCGAGCTTTCGACAGCATGGTCGCGGCAAAGGACGACATCGAGCTCGAGTTGCAGCGCACAGAGAAGCCGGACATGGAGATGCCGGACAACATGCGGCGGGCGATGGGCGATCGTGACGATGAGGTCGATATCGACGACTTGCGTGAAGAGGCCAAGCAGACGGCCATCGATGAGTTGACGCGTGAGTTGCTAAACGACGCCGAGGTTCTGGATCAAATCACCGGGCGCGCGACAAGCGCCGTGCGGTCCGATGCACGTCGAGTTCGTCGCGAGATCAAGAAGTCGATCGAATCCGCTTTGATGCGCGAGCGGGTCCACCGACTGCGAGAGTTCCTGCGCACAGGCAAGCTGACCGACGAAAACGGTGAGGTGATTGAAACGATGAGCGAGGACGTCAACACGCGCTTGAACAGCGATCAAGTGCGCAAGTTGATCCCCGGCATCAAGCTGAACGATTTGGGTGGGGCCATGACTTCCCCGGAGGGCATGGACCTCAGCACGGTTGCCGACCTGTTCGCATACGACAGTGCCACCGAGATGGTCTCCGAACTGCGTGACAGCCTGACGTTCCGCGAGGATGTTGAGGCGCAAACTCAACAGCAGATGCTGGCCGAGTACGGCAACCTGGCTACGCCGGAAGCGGTGCAGGAGACCGTGCAGCGCGCCATCTACAACGAGGCCAAGCAGGTTGTTGCACTTCGTGAGTTGGAAGCCGTGTCCGGCACGGCTTTACCGAAGGACGTGACGCTGCAAGCTGTCCGAGATGTGGCACGCCAGCGGATCGGCAAGATGCGACTGCGGGACATGCGCCCGTATCAGTTCCAGAACGACGCAATGCGCGCGCGGCGCGAGGCGTTCCGCCAACTGCGACTCGGCAATCGATTCAAGGCCGCGCAGGCATTCCGTTCGGAGCTGCTCTACAACGCCATGGTGCGCGAGGCGGCTTTGCAGCGTCGGAATGCAGACGAGCGGATTCGCAAGATCGAGCGCGACTTTGCACGCGGTAAGGATGCGCAGCAGGCCAAGACGCGCGACATGCGGTTCATTTACTTCGGCCGCGTCATGCTCAACAAGATGGGCATGGGCACACAGCCGACCGCTAACGAGCAGCAACTGGGGCTCATCGACGAATACGACAAGGAGTTTTTCACGGCCAATGTCGGACTGATCACGGCGCTGGACAACATGGCGGTCGACAACCCGCTTGATCTTACAGGAGACAGGTTGCGCGAGGGCTTGGACATGGTCGAAGCCGTGTGGGATCGCAGCCGAACTGTGCGCCAGATTGAAATCGCTGGCAAGCGCATAGATCGCGACGAGCTTGCTCGCAGGCTGGCTCGTCAGTTAAAGGATCTGGGCAAGGTAGACAGAAAGCTGTTTGAGGGATTGCTCGATAGCAAGAAGGTGAAGGCATGGTCGTTTGCTCAGATGTCCGCAATGATGAAGCGACTTGAGCAATCCATGATGGTGCTCGACGGTGGAGCTGAGGGCGGGCTTTTTGCTTCAACCTTCTACGATTCTCTTCGCGAAGCACTCGACAAAAACGAGGTCGAGCTGCGCAAGTATTACGAGCAGCTGCATGAGCTGATGAAGCGTGTCAATGCTCTGGAGAAGCAGGCACCGCGAGAGATCGCAGCGCCCGAGTTGCGCATGCCAAATGGCCAGCCTTTTGTTTTCGGAACCAGTAGGCGAGGCGACAACGGTGCAGTCCACGAGATCGTGACGCTGATCGCCAACCTTGGCAACGCCAGCAACAGTGACCGACTAATGGCCGGCTACGGCTGGTCGCAGCGCGGTGAGGACGGACGCTTCGACATCGGACCAGCCATCAAGTTCATCAACCGATTGTTGAAGGAGGGAGTCATTACGCGAGAGGTTGTCGATCTGGCTCAAGGCGTGATGAACGTGTTTGAGTCCGTCAAGCCCGACTACCAAAAAGCATTGTTCGAAATCGAGGGACGTCTAGTCCCGGAGATCCAAGCTCGTCCGTTTACGCTGCAGATTGATGGTGAGTCAGAGACGTTTGCCGGCGGATACGTTCCGATGCGCTACGACCCGGATGATGGAAAGCAGAACGTAGACGTCACAGCGGCCGAAAGGCTCGCGGCCCGGACTTTGAATCTGTCAAGCAGCTCGTCGAAGGAGCGCGCCGTCATGAATGTCGACAAGGTCAACTTGCGACTAGACACTTTGATGGGGACGTTTCAGGAACACACCCGATTTGCTTACGTCAATCCAGCTGTCAAGCGCGTCAAAGACTTGCTTAACGCTACAGATGTAGCGGCTGAGTTTGATTCCGTTGATCGAGTTTCTCTGGGTCAAGTAATCCGCCGAATGAATCCTGGCCTTTACGGAGGAAGTGACAACAGCGTTTTAGATTTGGCCATGTTCAGAGCCGCGACAGGCAACTTGAACCCTGCCACCGTCGCGCCCAACGTGTTTAACAACGTGATCGGCAATCTGCGCCGCCGCATGGGATCGATCATATTTACGTTCCACGCTCGGAACGCGGCGGAGAACCCCTTGGCATTGATCGGCGCGCTGACGACGGCGTTTGGTGTCAAGCCGAAGTACTTTGCTACGTCGTTCCTAGCTCGCTTCACCGATAAGCAATACATCATGTCGACAAGCGACATGATGAGTAACCGACTACAGGTCAGCGCACAGCAGATTGTCGCCGAAGATTTCACACCTTCGAATATTCGGGAGAGGATGCAAAGCAAGTATGCCTACCTGCTGCCGCGTTCGACTCAACAAGCTCTGGAGGGAGCTCTATGGAAAGCCGCACACGATCAATGGCTTGCAGAAGAGCGACCCAATGGAATGAGTGATGCAGATGCCATCAAGGCTGCTAGCAGATTTGCCGATCGCAAGGTGCGCCTCAATCTTGGAAGCGGCGACATTCTAGACGCTCCCGCATACGAGGGGGCGTTCGGCGAGATGGCTCGAGTTCTGACGCAGTTCACTGGATGGTTCGCCTACAAGAACAGTATGGCGCAAGTGTCTTGGGAGCGTTTCAAGCAAGACGCGGGCCTTGGTGCTTACGGACGGTTCGCTTGGAACCTTGTGAATATCTTCTACTTGGAGTTCATGATCAGCGCAGCGATGCGACGCTGGCTGATGGGCGAAGCGGAAGAGGAAGACGATGAGGCGTTCCAGGCGTATCTGATTCAGTCGATGATTCTAGAGCCCATGCGGATGGCGTTGGCCGGGGCCGTGCCCATCGCCGGCGACATGGTGGGCGGCGGATTGGAGCGCCTCATCGCAGTTGCCGCGCGCGCTGTAGACGATGACTTTCCAGTTGAGCTGGGCCGAGGCGTTGAGTCGCCGCGCACCGGAGCGTTCGATTGGATGGCTAGAAACGCCAACACCGCGCTCGATTTGCTGCGCGGAGAGTTCAAGGGGCGGGAGCTCCGGGCTGCTGTCGAGACATGTGCCACAATTCTCGGTTGGGATGCATTCATGATCCCAGCCACGGCGGGCAGGCAGATCCAATATGGATTCGACTTGGCCGCTGGAAATGTAGAACCGCAAGATGCCGAGGATGTGATCCGAGGCTTTATCCAGGGCAGATAGCCCGCAACCAAAAAGTGAGGACAGTCAGATGATGCACGGCAAGAAGCCAATGGGCATGAAGAAGAAGGCAGGCAAGAAGCCAATGGGCATGAAGAAGAAGGCAGGCAAGAAGGCTGCCAAGAAGCCTATGGGCGGCGGACGCAGAAAGATGGGTGGAGGCTATTGATCTCGTCCGGCTGTTGATTACTCTACACGGGTAGTCGCCAGCAGCGGGAGCGCGGCACACGTCCCCCTTCCCGCTTTTTGTGTTGGGTCGTTTCTGGACCGGGACGGCCCTGGCCTGCAGCACCGCTGCAGGCGGCTGCTTTTGTTCATCAGCAAGTTAGAGGGTTCGTAAACCCCCGTCGATTCGAGAGGTCGGCGGGGGTTTCTTTTTGCCTACACCCGCGAGCGGTGACGAGCGGTGACCGCTCGTAGACCGCTCGCTACGAACTCTCCGACCTTTTCGTTAAGCACTGCGCTTACCGTCCCAACCGTCCGGGACGATTGGGGACGGGGACGGAAGCGCACCGAAGCGCAACGGTTCGCGTGCGCTTGCGACGTTGGAATCTTTGTTGACATTCTGTGCGCCGCATGATGCGATCCGCGGCATGGCGGGATTTACGAAACTCCACCAGGCGATCCTGCACAGCAGCGTCTGGTCTCAGCCGCACCACGTCCGCGTGGTGTGGGTCAGCATGCTGGCCATGGCGAACGCCGACGGCGTCGTCGAGGCAAGCACCAGCGGGTTGGCACGAGCTGCCAACGTCTCGCTCGAAGAATGCCGCGAGGCTCTAGAGCTTTTGATGGGGCCGGACGACGAGAGTCGCGACGGCACAACCGGCGAGCGCGTGGCTCGCGTGGAGGGCGGGTTCTACCTGCTAAACTACGCAAACTACCGCGACCGCCAGACTAAGCAGCAGGCCGCCGCGGCCGAACGCATGCGGAAGAAGCGTGCGGAGCAGCGCGGTGATGCGAACGTTCGCGCACGTTCGCGCACGTTCGAGCCTGTTACGCCGTGTTCGACAGAAGCAGAAGCAGAGGCAGAAGCAGAAAAGAAGAAGGCCCGCAAGCGGGCGGCCCCGCCTCCGGCGCGACCTGATGACGTGGAGGAGCAGGTCTGGGAAGACTGGAAGACGCACCGTCAGCGCAAGAACGCCATCGTCAGCAAGTCCGTCCTGAACGGTCTGCGGAAGGAAGCCAAGAAAGCCAAGCTGAGTCTGCAGGATGCGATGCTGATGCAGGTGACGAACGGCTGGCAAGGGTTCCAGGCGGCGTGGGTCGACCGTCTGAAGACCAGCGAGAAGCCGAAGGGCTACACCAACGTGCCCGGCGGGATCAGCGCCGACGTCGTCGAGGCTGCTCGCAGGACGGAAGAGCGGTGGCGGCAGCGAGACCAGGAGGGGCGCAGGTGAGCACTCTACACAATCACCTCGCGCAGATAGCCGCGACCGGTCTCTGCACGCAGGACGAGGCCCGCGAGATGGCACGCCTACTACTAGAGGCTAAGTCTCGGGCGAGCGATCCGGGCACCAGCCAAGCCGCCGCCAAGACCGTCATGCGGATGACGGACAAGAGGCGGGCCGTGCTTGAAGCATTTCAGTACTTCGGCCCAATGACGGACGAGCAACTGCACGACGCATACGAAGAACGTCGACAGTGCTACCACTGGCCAGAGCAAAGCGCGTCTGGCCTACGCACGCGGCGCAGCGAGTTGGTTCGCATGGGTGCGCTGGAGGATGCGGGCACGAAACGTCGCATGCGAACGGGCCGATGGGCTGTGCTGTGGGGTTTGCGCGTTGACACGTAGCGCCGACGACAAGTCTGCAAGGTTCGCCGAAGCGTCGATGCGCTCGACGTATCGTATGCGCGTCGTCCCCATCAGCGTTCAAGATGCCAAACCATTTGTGGGCAAGCATCACCGACACAACAAGCCGCCGCAGTCTGGCATGTTTGCTGTAGCTCTAGCACGCGGCGACGACATCGTGGGGGTGGGCATTGCCAGCCGCCCCGTCGCGCGAGCTCTGCAGGACGGCACTACGCTAGAGATTACGCGCGTCTGCACGCTGGGCGACCCGAACGCTTGCAGCATGATCTACGGCGCGCTTCGCAAGGCAGCTAGGGCGCTCGGTTACCGGCGCGTGTTTACCTACACGCTGGCCGAGGAGAGTGGTGCGAGCCTACGAGCTGCCGGATTCGTCAAGGATGCCGACGTGCCAGCTCGCGCAAAATGGACGGGCCGCGTGTGGAAGACGCAGCAGCGCGACTTGTTCGGGAACGAGACACGCCCGCCGGGGCCAAAGATCCGGTGGGTCTGGAGGTTGACCACATGACCAGCGAAAACATCCACGACGTTTTGGCGTCAGTAGAGCAGCACCGCGACGAGCTCGAGGAAGCAATACGCGAAGCCGTGCGGCTGTTGCAGCGTGCTCTGGACGAAGACGCGCCACGCAAGCCTGCGCCAGTGTGGAAGCCTGCACATGCACCCAAGCAAAACACGCAGCCGCAGCTCGACGCGCCCTGCGGGTGCATGGATGAATCCGATGAGTGACATGATCTTAGGCATTGATCCCGGCATGACGACTGGCTGGGTTCTCTACGACGCCTGCAACAAGTGGGTGCGCCAGGCGGGGCAGTTCCGCGGGCATGAGCTCGACATACCGCAGGCCGTGCTGTGGGACGCTGACGCAATCGTGATCGAGCGGCCTGTGGCACACGGCGCGACTCGGCCGCAGGTCGTCGAGTGTGCGTTCGTCGCCGGCCACCTGTGCGGGCAAATCGGCGCGACCGATCAGGTCCACGAGCTGACTCGCAGAGAGGTCTGCAAGATCCTGACGGACGTTTGCAGTCTGCCCACAGAGGACCGGGTCCGGAACGACGCGACCGCGTGGGCTGCTCTCAAGCTGCTGCATGGCGAAGGATGCGACCGCAAGCCGCGCGTCCGGCAGGGCAAGGTGGTCGAGGCTGCTGGCTGCATCGGCACTGTCACCAGCCACGAGCGGGCAGCTCTGGCCGTGGCTGTGGCGTGGCACGCGCGACAAAAGGAAGAAGCCGCAAAAGGGTGAAAAGGTCCACCCATGCCCAGGATCGTTGAAAAAAGTTGGATAAAGAGTTGAAGGCTGCCGATGAGAGTTTAGATTTTCACTCATCGGCCGAAGGGGCCGACCAACACAAAAAGCAATGACAACGATCAAGCAACTCCAAACAATCGCCGACCGCCTTTCGCAATCCGGATTCCAGTCGCAGCTGGATCAAGGTGGCGACGGTTTCTCTTCAACTCTGACGATCGATCTCGAGCAGGAAGTCGACGGGGATGGCGGCGGTTGGTCGCATAACGACATTCTCGACATCGTCGAGGACGTTGTTGGCAAAGACTTCGACGTCATCAAGCACGAGTTTGACGACCGTTCAGCTCGCACGACTGGTGTGTTTGTTCGCATCTCGTCGTGCGCTCGCTACCTCATCGACACGGTGCTGTGCCAGCACGAGAAGACCACGCAAATCGACGTGGACGACTTCGTCGAGGAAGGATCCACGACGCACTACATGCGCGGCTACTGCTACCCCCAGGGCAAGTTCGGCTGCGGCAGCGACCCCTTCGTCGAGATCGTCGAGATGATCGACGCTGATCCCAAAGGCGAGGAGGGCGAGGTCGTCGCAGAGATCGACATCGATTGCAACCTGAGCCCCGCCAAGGTGGGCGAGCGGGCTGCGGACGTCTTCAACGCGTGGTGCGACGGCGACGGCTACATTGAATACGCCGAGCGGCAGATCGAATCGATGGTCGAGCAATACCTCGAAGACGCGGCGATGCGCCAACTGGAGGACCGGTTCTATGGGTAACGATGACAAGCCCATGTCTGGGCTGGATTGGCTCGAACTCTACGGGGCGTGCATCTGCATTTTTCTTGCGATCACCAGCCCCGTTTGGTTCTGGGACTTGATGTATTGGGCGATCGAAAACTGGCCGGTGCAGGGATGACGATACGCAAGACGAAAGCCGCCGCGGAGGCGGGTCACTGGTATAGCCGCGAGGCAGGCGGCACCGCGATGCAGGTGCTCGACCTCGTCGGCAAGAACGGTAAGCGCCGCAAGCCGACGCTAAGGGACGCGCGCGCACATGGCTGGGTCCCGGGGGTGACGACCATCATGCGAGCAGGGGGCAGCCCTGAGCAGCTTGTGCGGTGGCGCATCGAGCAAGCCGTGCTGGCCGCCCTGACGCTGCCGCGCGCCGAGGGCGAGAGCGAGGCGGACTGGCTAGAGCGCCTGCAGGAGGACATGACGTCGACTGCCAAGGCTGCGGCCGACGCCGGGTCCGAGATCCATCACGCTCTTGAGGCGCACTACAGCGGCGATGTCTCGCCCTCGCGGCACTGGGGCCGGATCCAAGCCGTGGCCAACGAGATCCGCGAGGCGGGCGCGCAGCCCGACATCGATCCGTGGCAGGCGGAGCGGGCGGTGGTTCACCCTCTGGGGTTCGGCACCAAGGCCGACCTGCACAACTGCGAGCTTGTGGTTGACTGGAAGACGAAGGACGGGGAGGAGATGCCGACCCGCCTGTTCGACACGCATTTGATGCAGCTCGCCGCGACGCGGAAGGCGCTCGAATACAGTTGTGGCTACCCGGAGGGCTCGCAGCGATGCGGGATCATCTACGTCAGCCGCACGCACAACACAGCCCGGTGGGTGGAGGCGACACCGGAACAGCTGATGCAGGGATGGGAGATGTTCCGACACTTGCACGCCTTTTGGACTGCTCGAACTGGACACTGCCCCAGCTGGACGTTGGCGGCGATGGAGGAGATGAACAATGACTGACCAAGACAATCTGGTGGCCGCTTTGGCCGCATTCCACAAAGACTGCCAATCGATCGAGGAGAAGAGCCGCGCGCAGTTCGGCGCGTTCGCCGATCTCTCGACGGTTCTGTCGGCGGTGACCCCGGCGCTGTCGAAACACGGCCTCGCGCTGGTGCAGACCTTCGACACCGAGGGCGACGACGACATTCTCGTGACGACGCTCTACCACACGAGCGGACGCCACATCTTCAGCCGCGCACGTTTGCCGCGCGTCGAGGGCGCAGGCGGCCGGCAGAATCCTCTGCACCTTTGGGGTGGCTCGGTGACCTACGCCAGGCGCTACACCGCGCTGGCCCTGCTGGGCTTGGCTGCCGGCATGGAGGACGACGACGGCGACAGCGCCGGGCCGGTCAAGCCAGCCCGCAAGACCGTCAAGAAGGCAGCGCCGAAGGCTGAGCCGGTCAAGCTCGACCCCTTCATGGGTCCGGTCGACGCGTCTATGGCGCTCGACGAGTGCAACAGCGACGGCGAGCTCAAGCTGTGGGTGGCCCGGCTGAAGGCCAGCAGCCTCGCCGACGAAGAGGTGGCCGAGCTGCGCCGCAACTACGCGAGCAAGATCGCCGCCACCAAGACCGCCGGGGCGGAGGCATAGCCGTGGCAAACTTCAACAAGGTCGTGCTTGCCGGGCACCTCACCAGAGACTGGGAGGTGCGGCAGACGCAGGGCGGTGTCGCGGTCGGCAAGACCGGCATCGCCGTCAATCGGAGACGCAAAGACCAAGACGAGACGATGTTCGTCGACATTGTCGCCTTTGGAAAGACCGCCGAGACTTTGTCGAAACACACGGGAAAAGGTCGGCCGCTACTTGTGGAAGGACGTCTCAGTCTGTCACAGTGGGAGGGCAAAGACGGATCTCGCCGCAGCAAGCACGAGGTGGTCGTCGATGTCTTCGAGTTTCTTGGGCAGTCGGACGGTCGTGATGGATCGAGCGCGTTCGAGTGTCGCGATCCCCATGACATTCCGTTCTAAATACTTCTGCGAGCGTGGCCACGACCTCGAGGTCGTCGGCCGCGATCCCTTCACCGGCAAATGCCGGACGTGCTCCGCGATGCTCGACAGGCTTCGCGCCAAACACGACCGCTTGCCGCGCGCCCCCGTCGTGGAAGATCAAGCGGCCGAAAGCGTGCGCGTGAACGGCCTGCTTGAGCTCTACGACAGGAAGGACCGGGCCGCGACAGTGTGGGAGCGCAACCTAATTCAGCAGGAGATCGAGAGACTCAAATGATTGACCAAGATGTAACCGTGACCAACCGTGTCGCAGCTCTGGCTCGCGGCGTGCAAGACGCGATGAATGTGACGTGGGACGAGATGGTCGGCCGATCGCGCCGCACCAGATACTCGCAACCCCGCAAGGTCTTCGCGTATCTGCTCCGGCAGAACACCGTGCTGACGTTCCAAGACATCGGTGACCTGCTGGGCGGACGCGACCACAGCACTGTCCTGTATTGGGTGAAGTCTGTGGAGCGCGACAAAGAGCAGGTCGCCGTGCTCGGCAAGCTGATCCAAGACGTCGAGCGTCGCGCGGAGGAATGCTTTCCACAGTCCGGTAGCTACGGGGCTGCGTAGGCATGGCAGCTAGAAAGAGGGCGAAGAGGGCTGTGCGCAAGGCCGCGGCGCAGCCGCCTGCTGTTCGCGAGTCCGTCATAGCTGCCCATGTCGAACCGCTTTGTGAGTGGGTGGCCAACGGCAACACGCTGATCGATTACTGTCGCGCCAACGGGTTGAGCGTTCGGACCTTCAACTACCACCTTCACCGTAATCCAGACGCCGCTGCCCTTTACGCGCGCGCGCGCGAGATCCAGGCCGACCACATTGCGGTGTCGATGCTGCGCCTGGCAGACGACTGCACCGAGGAGGACGTGCAGAGCACGCGGACGAAGATCGACACGCGCAAGTGGCTGCTATCGCGCTGGCACCGCAAGACCTACGGCGATCATCAAAAGGTCGAGCACGACGGCCAGATGAACATCACCGTCGTCACCGGTGTCCCGCAGTCTCGTAATCTTCGCCCGCCCGACGACGTCGAGGGCCGCCACACATCCTGAGCATGGCGACGATCAGCCTGAAGTATGAGCCGCGGCGCTGGCAGCGCGAGGTTCACGAGCACTGCAAACGGTTCTCGGTGCTGGCTCTGCACCGCCGGGCCGGCAAGACCAAGCTCGGCGTCATGCAGCTGATCGACCAAGCTCTGCGCTTCACCGGGCCGCAGGGCCTGTTCTTCTACGTCGCGCCGGAGCTCAAGCAGGCGACGGCGATCGCGTGGCGCGAGCTCAAGGCCACGATCGACAGCATGATCCGCACCGGGGCCGTCGAGGTCCGCGAGGGCGACCTGTCGGTGACGTTCCGCAACGGGGCGATGATCCGCCTCTACGGCGCAGACAACCCGGACGCCATGCGCGGCGTGCGCCTCGACGGCGTGGTTATGGACGAGGTCGCGCAGATGAAGCCGGAGGTCTGGGACGAGATTATCCAGCCGGCGCTCGCTGACCGGCTCGGCTGGGCGCTGTTCATCGGCACGCCGAAGGGGCTCAACCTGTTCTCCGAGCTGTTCTTCAAGGCCAGCGAGCGGATGCTCGAGGACGACCCGCACTGGTATGCAGCGCGCTACACGGTCGAGGACACCGAGGCGCTGAATCCGGCCGAGGTCGAGCGCCTGCGCCGGGACATGGATGATACAGCTTGGGCGCGGGAGATGCTGTGCGACTTCACGGCGAGCGGCGAGGACCAGCTGATCTCGCTGGCGGACGCCGAGGAGGCCGCTCAGAGGCGCTACACGGGCCGTGAGGCGACGATCGCGAGCGCGCCGGTGGTGCTGGGGGTCGACCCGGCTCGCTTCGGTGACGACCGCTCTGTGATCGTCAGGCGGCAGGGGCTGGCCATGTTCGAGCCGATTGTCATGCGGGACGTCGACAACATGGAGCTCGCCGCGCGCGTCGCGCACCAGATCGAGCGGCACAAGCCCGCGGCCGTGTTCATCGACAGCGGGGCCGGGGCCGGCGTCATCGACCGCCTGCGGCAGCTGGGGCACGACGTCATTGAGGTGCCGTTCGGCGGCAAGGCGCTGCACGAGCAATACAAGAACCGGCGCACCGAGATGTGGTGGGAGATGCGGTCGTGGCTCAAGGGCGGCGGCGCGATCCCCGACCTGCTGGCGCTGAAGAAGGAGCTAGCCACGCCCACCTACAGCTACGACGTCGCAGGCCGCAAGGTGCTGGAGTCTAAAGAGCGCATCAAGAAGCGCCTCGACGGCAGCGGTAGCCCGGACATCGCAGACGCGCTGGCGCTGACGCTGGCGGCACCCGTCGCGCACCGTGGACAGTCTGTGCGAAGACGTCCACGCAAGAGCCAACAGGACCACGACCCGTTTGCGTAAACTTGGGCTGGGGGCTATGGACAACCGTGTGCGGTCCATAGAATCCGCGCGTGGCCACCGACACATTGATACTGCGGCTTGGTGATGTCGACGATCTGCGCAGGCCAGGCGTGGGCAGCTTGTTCGTCGATCACTTCTGCGAGGTGTCGCGCGACACCGGGATCCGCAACATGGATCCGGACTGGGAGCGATACTACGCGCTCGAAGATGCCGACCGGCTAGTGATCTACGTCGTCGAGCTCGAAAATGAGATCGTTGGCTACTGCATGTGCTGCCTGATCGAGCTGGGCTACAACGTCGAGCAGGCGCAGCTGGTCAACGACATGATCTACGTCAAGCCGTCGGTGCGCAGCATGGGGGTGGGCAACCTCCTGATGCGCGCGGCAGAGGAGACCGCGGCCGAGAATCGCGCCGACATGGTTTGGCAGGCTCCAGCCCACAGCAGATTGGATCGGATCATGGCCGGCCGATCTGACTACCGCGCAACATTTACCACCTACACAAAGAGATACGAAGATGGCGACAGGGTTTGAGGTTGGACTAATCGCTTCGATGCTTGCAGGCACGGGAGCCCAGATGGCTGGCCAAGCGCGCCAGACGCGACAGGCGCGCCGGTCGCAGCGCGAGCAGGCCGAGGCAATGGGCCGCGCTGAGCGTCGGGCTGCGTCGCAGGAACGTCAGCAAGGTATGGCCATGCGCCGTGCCAACCGTCGGCGTCCGAACACGGTCGCAGGCATGGCGGCAACCCGCGGCATGAGCGGCACGATGATGACTGGGCCGATGGGTCTAGGCGGCTCGACAACTCTGGGCGGCGGCGGCGGCATGGTGTAATGGACAAGCGACCGCTACTGACTCAACTCCGCACGCGCAAGACGCAGCTCTACACGGATCGGAGTTCGTGGGACACGCACTGGCGTGACCTCGCCGACCATGTGCTGCCGCGCACCGGCAAGTTCAGCTACAGCGGTCGCAACCGCGGCGACAAGAAACACCGCTACATCTACAACAGCACGGCGACCGGGGCCCTCGAGATCTTGGTCGCAGGCATGATGGCCGGAGCTACGAGCCCGGCGCGTCCGTGGATGCGGCTCGCGTCGCCGGACCCAGAGCTCAACAAATACAAGCCGGTCGAGGATTGGCTGTCGACGGCGTCGCGGATGATCCTGCGCGTGTTCAACCGCAGCAACACCTACCGCGCGCTGCCGCGCTACTACCAAGAGCTGAGTCTGTATGGTACGGCGGCGGGCATGCTCATGCCGCACCCGGAGCGCGTGATTCACCACTACCCGCTGACCGTGGGCCAGTATGCGCTGGGCGTGAACGCGGAGGAGGAGGTGAACACCTGCTACCGCGAGTTCGACATGACGGTGTCGCAGATGGTCGAGATGTTCGGCATCGACAACGTCAGCCAAGCCGTACGCAACTGCTACAACAACGGCCGATACGACGAATATCGCACGATAACTCACGCCGTCGAGCCGAGGTTCGACCGGGACGACAGCAAGATCGACAGCCTCAACATGCCGTTCCGGAGCGTCTACTTCGAGGGCGGCAGCTACACGGGCGGAGGCGGTGGCTACAGCAGCAACTCCAGCTCCAGCGGCAGCGGCTACAGCATCCTGCTCGAAGAGGGCTTCCGTGAGTTCCCGGTGCTCGCGCCGCGGTGGTCGACGAGCGGCGGTGACATCTACGGCAGCAGTCCTGGCATGACGGCCTTGGGCGACATCCGCGCGCTGCAGTCCATGACCAAGCGGCTGGGGCAGGCGATCGACTACAAGACCAAGCCGCCAACGCAGGGGCCGGCCGCGCTCAAGGGCATGGAGATCGACAAGATGCCGGGCGGTCACACCGAGATCCCCGGCGATCAGCGCGTGACCCCGGTGTGGCAGACGACCCTGGAGCTGAGTGACTTGCAGCAGCACATCGCGCTGCACGAACAGCGGATCAACAGCCGATTCTACGCCGACCTGTTCCTCATGCTGGCGACGACCACCAAGAGCATGACCGCCACCGAGGTGGCCGAGCGGCACGAGGAGAAGCTGACAATGCTTGGTCCGACCCTGGAGCGCCTGCACAACGAGCTGCTTCAGCCGCTGGTCACGCTGACGTTCGGGCACATGGTCGACCGCGGCATGTTCCCGCCGGCACCGCCGGAGCTCGAAGAGACCGACTTGGAGGTTGAGTTCATCAGCATGCTGGCGCAGGCGCAGCAGGCCGTGGGCGCGTCGCAGGACGACCGCTTCCAAGTGGTCATGCAGAACCTGTCGCAGACGCACCCGGAGTCGCTGGACCTGCTCGACCCCGACGCCTACCTGCGGCAATACGCGCGCAAGATTGGCATGGACCCGCAGAGCCTGCGCTCGCCTGACGAGGTCGCGGAGATGCGTCAGATGCGAGGACAGCTGCAGCAGGCGCAGGAGCAGCTGGCCGCATTGCAGCAGGCTGCGCCCGCGGCGCGTGCGGTGGCGGAAACGCAGGCGATTGAGCAGGAGCTAGCGGACGCACAACCTGACGCGCCTGAGGATGCGTTCAGCGGGTTCGGAGAGGTGTAGCCGTGACAGGGGCTCGCGATCGCGACACGCCGGAGTTGCCGTTCCCGCGGCATGTCTGGCGTAGCGTCATCAAGCGCAGCGGTCTGCGGCTGTCTGACCTGCAGGGCGTCGATCAAGAGCTCGAGGAGCTCGTCGACACGCTGACCGTGCAGGTGCGCAACGAGACCGGGAGCACCATCTCGCAGAACGCCGTCGTTCATATCTCAGGTGCCAACAGTGATGGCGACACGCTGGTGGTGCTAGCCGAAGCCGACGTCAGCGGATCGATGCCTGCGCTGGGTGTAGCCTTGGCCGACATCGAGACGGACACGTTCGGTCGCGTGGTCTTGATGGGTGTGATCGAGGACGTCGCGCTGCCGTCGTCGACGTTCGCGGTCGGCGACGAGCTCTACGTCAGCACGACCGCAGGCGCGTTGACCAAGACGGCACCGACAGGATCGGACACCGCGCAGCGCATGGGCTTCGTCACCAAGACGGGCACCGACGACGGCCAGGCGTTCATCGTCAGTCCCAGCATCGAGGGCGGTGGCAGTGTCAGTGGCAACCTCACGGGTCTTGGCCTGACGGCCAGTGCCGGGCAGAAGATCATCGGGCGAGCCGAGTCTAGCGCCGGGGCCCTGCAGGAGATTGGCGTCGACAGTACGCTGGCGTTTGACGCAAGCGCGACGACTCTAGGCGTGGCCGACGCGGGCGTAGGGTCGACGCAACTAGGCACGGCTGCCGTCACCACGACCAAGCTGGGCGGCCTAGCCGTGACCACAGAGAAGATTGCCGACAACGCGGTCACGGAGGCCAAGCTGCTGGCTGGCTCAGTGACTGGCGACATCATCAACGACAACAGCATCACCAATCAAAAGATCGTGAACAACACGATCACCAACATCAGCATTGCGTTGGGCACGATTGGCACAGCTCAGCTAGCGGATGATGCTGTGACCACGGACAAGGTTGCGGATGCCGCGGTATGCACGGACCAGATTTGCGATGATGGCATCACGCAGGCCAAGGTCGCCGCGGGCGCGATCTGCACGACCGAGTTGTGCGATGGGGGCGTGACAACAGCCAAGATTGCGGACGCTGCGGTTACGGCTGACAAGCTAGCAGACAACGCGGTGTCCGGTGTGAAGCTGGCTAACACCAGCGTCGGCACTAGCAAGATCGCATCGAGCGCGATCACCACGAGTGAGCTCGGCACCGACGCCGTGACCACGGCCAAGATTGCAGCCGGCGCAGTCACGACCACCGAGATCGGCGCGGACGCAGTCACCAACGCCAAGATCGCCGACGATGCCATTGGCACCGAGCACATCGCAGACGATGCGGTGACGCACGCTCAGATGGCAGACAATGCGGTGCAGACGGCTGTGATCCGCGACGGTGCCGTCACCACCGCCAAGATCAACGACGGTGCGGTAACCACTGCCAAGCTCGCCACTGGCGCGGTAAACGCAGGAGCCTTGGGCAACGGCGCTGTTGAGACTAGCGCCATCTCCGACGGTGCGGTGACGTCGGCCAAGCTAGCCGACACCGTGATCGTCCGGGCCGACCGTCAGGTGGGCGACCCCTACGCAAACCTGTCAACGACGACGCTGACGCAATACTACTCGTTCACCGTACCGGGCGGTACGCTGGCAACGCGCACTGTCCGCG